TACTACTGATGCTTTTGCATTCTATAGTGAACCATTATATTTATTTAATCTTTTAAGATTTTATATTTATAATGAAGCATATCTTATATGCTTTGGATTCATTATGATTCTTTTATTAGGTTCTCCATTATATTTATTTACTTACACAAGCAGACCTTTATTAGGTAAGCTAGGTGTGGTTTATAATGTTAGTGGAAAATCCAGAGTTATTGCTATGTCAAATTATTGAATTCAGATTGCGCTATTTCCTTTGCATAAATCTATTATGGATTTATTAAAGAAATTGCCTACTGATGGTACATTTGATCAATTAAAACCTGTAAGGTCTTTATTGTCTAATGAATCATATAATGATACTTATTTCTCATTTGATTTATCTGCGGCGACTGATCGTCTACCGCTTGAACTTCAAAGAGATTGTTTATCATTATTTGTAGGTAGCGAATATAGTTCTTTGTGACATAAACTTATTAAACTTCCTTTTGGGAGTGATCGAATGCTTTATGCAGTTGGTCAACCAATGGGTTGTTATTCATCATGAGCTATGCTTGCACTAACTCACCATATGGTGGTTAACGCTTGCGTATCTAAACCTAATTCACTTTATTGTGTATTGGGTGATGATGTTATAGTTACTAGAGAATTTTCAGATACTTATTTAAGTATTATGAAAACTTTAGGCCTTGAGATCTCTCTAAGTAAATCAATGATATCTAATGATTTCGTTGAATTTGCTAAAAGAGTTATCTCTAAGGATGGTAAGTTCTGAAGTCCTATTGGACCAGGTTTAATTTTAAACTTGGTTCGGGATCCTCTTACTCTTGCCGTAGCTATTAATGAGTTTGTTACTTTTGGTATATATACCATTAGTGAATCGCTAGAACTTTTAGAAAGCAAATTTTCTAAAAAGAAATTTGATCTTTCATTCGTGCTTTTCTGTCTTTTCGGACCTAGAGGATTGATTAATCGTAATAATCACGTCGCACTTTCGAGTGGGATGAGATGACTTACGGATAATACTTTTATCTCTAGATCTGACTCTGAATATATGATGCAACTAGCGCTATTAGCGTTAGCTGTATTAAAATACAGAGCCAATAAAGAAGTAGCTAAACAAAACCTAATCAATTTTGATTATAATTCATTATATCAATTTTGATTGAAGTTCGGTGCACAGGCAAAGTTCCACTATGCCTTAAGCTGGTTTTCACCAACACCTTGGTTACATATAACCAAGTGTATTAATGATTACTATGGGATTTCTCTTCCGTGATGAAGTTGTGCACGTGTCGACTTGTCAGTGTCTTATCTTAAGTCTCTAAATATATAGAATATGATGTCACTGTCAATTTCTGAACGTGCAAGTATTCGATCTTCCTATAATAAAGTTAAATTAACTTATTTTAGAAAGATCAAAGAATACTCTTACCTTTTAAATAGAGATGAATAACAAATCTTGTCTCAAATAGTTTGAGAGTCGATATTGACTTATCAATATAAAGCAGTAAAAGAACTTCGTTTCGG